AAGAAGACCACCACCCATTTATGCTATATTCTTTATACTATAATAGGAGAAAAAAAATGTAATAAATTTAATATTCTAATTAGAATAAGCTAAACCACCCATTCCAGATAATATTCGAAGAACGTTGTAATTGACAGCGTAAATATTTATATTTCCTGCAACGGTTGCAGTTATTCCTGTTCTTGGTGTAACTGCTAATACAGCAGTATCAATACGAGACATATTAAGAGTTCCTGATGGTTGATGTTCTTCTGGTTTTATAGCGAATGAATAAACATTAATACCACGATTAAGAGGAATATTTGTATGATGTTGATATGGTTGAACTAAATTGAAATATTCACCAGTGCGAACAGCAAAACGATCATTTCCATTTAATTGTAATAATCCATCAGAAAATGGATTTACAAAATTGGTTTTTAATGTAGTGTTATAAGGTTCAATATTTAATAATAAATTATTGGTAAGATCATCTTCTGTAAGTGCAACATTACTTGTTAAAGTATAATTATTTAAAGTATCTTTTAATGGATAATAATCACTTCTTGATGCATTATATGCATAATATGTATTATTTGTTGGAATTATTGATGCTGTATTAGGGATAGTATAATTATACCATCCATTATTAGGAACACCGTTTAATTTAGCAACCCATATTAATTCCTTGCAAGGATGATTGAAATTTAATTTAACACGAGTAGTACTATTATTTAATGTCTCAGTTCCAGTAAATTGTAATTGTTCTATTAAATATTCATGTGATAATTGAGCAAATTTACGACGTTCATCAGTATCTAAATAGATATAATCAACCCATAAATTTGGACTTACTAAATCTGCTTTATCACCTGACGTAGCACCATTATTTACAGTTGTAGATACGCTTGTATTTGATTTATCGAATGTGCAATTAGCAAAAGTTTCAAATTCTATCTTAATTTTAACTTCGTGATATTGAAGAGCTATTAATGGAAGAGCGAGACCAATATTGCGACAGAACCAGAATTCAAGAGGAATAAATAATTTAGTATTTTTACCATCACTTCCAGTGCTTCCTTCTGAATAATTTAAGATATTACAATCAGCACCAACCATAGTATCCCAAGCATAACGTTTTCCAACTGGTAGAGATAATTCATTCCATATATATAACCAATCAGAATAATGTTTATCTATTTGTTGTCCACCAATTTCAATAGAAACAGTTTTTAATAAACGAAGACCTAAAAAATTAACATAAGATGAAGTTGTAGAAACAGTATTACTACTATTTAATATCTTAGGAATATCTACTTCTAAATAAGTACGATGGATTAAATCACCGTTGCGTGATATTTGGCAATAAACGGTATTTCCATAATTCGCTATTCCGCTAAAAGTTTGCTGTATCGCTTCCATTGCGAAATTAGTATGACGACGATATACAACTTTAAAAAAAGTTATTTGGGGATTTCCAGGTAAATAAACATCCTGAGCACCATAAGCAACAAGTTGAAGAAGACCACCACCCATTTATGCTATATTCTTTATACTATAATAGGAGAAAAAAAATGTAATAAATTTAAAATAAGATATATAAAAGCATAATTGCATTTTTTATTTATAACAATGTTTAAAGATAAAACATCGAAAAAGCGAATACAAAACATCGATATAAATAAGGGAGATTTATCAACATTGGATGCTATGCATAATAAATTCATTAATAACTATAACAAAAAAATTTTAGATAATAAAAAATATTGTGATAAGATAAAAAATTTAGAAGATATTAGCAGAAAAATTAATGAAGATATTATCAAATATAACAATAATAATATTAATTTGAAAAATGATGAATTATATAAATCTTTATGGAATAGTAATATAGAAATTAAAGAAGAATTGAATAAAATAAATGATGTAATTAATAATATTAATAATATTGATGAAATTGAATATTATGAGAACACAAGTTCTATTTTATTTAATTATTATGAAATGCTCGAAAAACAATCAATGAAAACCACGACACATCATACTATTCCTGCATTAATGCCCATTGCAAATAAATTCAAAACAAAATCAATTTTAGAATCATTTAATTTAATAACACCTTCTAATAATAAAACAGATGATTTTTCTTCTTCTAATTTCGTCGACGATAATGAAGATTGTTTGAGTATTAGCGACTTCGAGACAGATAAAATTGTTGAAAAAAGCGACCTTGTTGATCAGTATTTATCAATTACAAATAAATATTATGTTAAAAAGATTGAACAAGAAATAAATAATGAGATTTGTTGTAGATGTAATAATCCTCTTATTTGTCTTCAACAGGATGCAATAATGATTTGTAGTAATTGCGGTTACCAAGAATTATTATTAGTTGAACAGAATAGACCAATTTTAAAACAAAATACGAAAGATACTTCTCATTTTAGTTATAAGAGAATTAATCATTTTAGGGAATGGTGCAATCAAGTTCAGGGAAAAGAAAGTACTGATATTCCTAATGATGTATTTGAAAAGATATTAAATGAAATTAAGAAAGAAAAAATAATAGATACAAAAAAAATTACTTATTCAAAAATGAGGGAAATATTAAAAAGATTAAGAATAAATAAATATTATGAACATATTAATTATATCATAAATAGAATTAATGGCATCCCAACACCTCAATTCTCTCCTGAATTAGAAGAGAAGTTATGTTCGATGTTTAGAGATATTCAAGGACCATTTCTAAAACATTGTCCAAAAGATAGAAAGAATTTTTTATCTTATAGTTATGTCTTATATAAATTCTTTCAAATATTAGGACTTAATGAATATTTAAAATTTTTTCCATTATTAAAAAGTAGAGAAAAATTATATATCCAAGACCAAATATGGAAAAAAATATGCGAAGAATTAAATTATAAAGTTATTCCATCTCTTTAAGGACCAAATCCGACTAATCGGAAACCAGTTCCTAGACCGACACCTTGGCGAGCACCGGCAGCGATTGATGGAGAAAGTAAATCAAATAATGAGAATAAGCACGCGGCAGTTAAAGCAATCATCCAAACTTCGCTAAATTGTAATTTTTGTTCAGGTAATAAATAAGCAGCTAATGCAACAACAATTGCCTCAATAGCATATTTTATTATACGTATTAAAGCTTCCCAAATATCAAAACTATAACTCGGTTGGTTCATCTTATTTATATTATACTATTATAATAAAAAGAAATTATTATTATTGGAAAAAATGATTTATTTTTATTATAAAATTAAATTATAATGACTGATTTAAATAAAATTACAAAAATAGGTTTGATAAACATTTGAAAAGAAATGAAAATTACAACTTCTTACTCAAACAAAAATAAAAAACAATTAATTAAAATGATTATTGATAATGGTTATGAAGTTATGAATGTTAATGAAGTTATGAATGTTAATGAAGTTATGAATGTTAATGAAGTTATGAATGTTAATGAAAGTAGGCATTTAAAACCATTAATTAAATGGAGTGGTGGCAAAAGTGATGAAATTAAATTTTTTGAGAAATATTTCCCAGCAACTTTTGATAGATATATAGAACCATTTATTGGGGGCGGTTCAGTTTATTTTTATTTAAATAAGAATAATTCGGTTATTAGTGATGTTCATAAAGAATTAATTGATTTTTATAGAAATATTGGTAATGGCAATGGAAAAGAGATTTATAAATTTATGAATACAAATCCCAATAATGAAGAAACTTATTATAAAATTAGGGATCAAATGGAAATAAATGATGATTTAGATAGTGCTAAACGTTTTTATTATCAACGCAAAACCTGTTTTAGAGGAATGATGAGATATAATAAGAATGGTCATTTTAATATTCCATTTGGTAAATATAAATCAATTAGTTATAATGAATTGATTGATGAAAATTATCAAAAATTATTAAATAATACTCAAATATTAAATGACGATTTTGAAACAATATTTGAAAAGTTTAATGATGAAAATAATTTTATGTTCTTAGATCCACCTTATGATAGTAATTTTACTGATTATGGATATTGCAAATTTGGAAAAGAAGAACAAATAAAATTATTAAATTTATTTAAAACAACTAAGAATAAATGTTTGATGATTATTGGAAAAACAGAATTAATACTTGAATTATATAAAGATTTTATTATAGATGAATATGACAAAAAATATAAATTTAAATTATATAATAATAGAATTGGTGATGAAATAAATACAAAACATTTAATAATTAAAAATTATTGATCATTATCAATGATTATGAATGACTAATAATCATATTCCCAATATCTCTAAAATAATCATAATAACTATCACAACTCCATTCAATTTCAATCATATCTAAGAAACATTCCATATGATCTATTTTTATTCCATTCCTTTCAAATATCCTTATATTTGAAAGACCAGCAGATAAATCATCGCGATTATAAATACTCCAATTTAAAATTCCACAATCAATTGAATAGTCCTTGAATTTTTGTTTTAGACATTTTTCAATCTCCTTACATTTAGCAATGGTTGCTGGTAATTTCTCAGTGTCTAATTCAATATTACCCTTCAATTCACGATAATAAATAATCTTCAATTTTTCATTTTTAAAAATCAAATCAATATCTTTATTTTTATTATTAACTTTTTGTACACCACAAGTTAATAATTCTAAATTTTTATTTGAATTAATTAATTCTTTTGATAAGAATTCACCAAATCTTCCAAATTTAATATTAATTGATTGTTCGCTAGGTTTCTCTCCATATAATAAATATGATATTGATCCTGGTTTTGTATATGTAATATTACCTTCCAATAATTTATTTACCCAAACAGCGCCCTTCTTCTTAATCTCATTGATGCAAACATCATTCATTTTTGAAATTGAATTTTTATTGATTTTTAATAATTATAAAACAATCATTTTTTATATTAGAAAATTATATAAGATTTATTTAATATTTATGTTATATATAAATAAATGGCAGAACCAGAACTAGTATCAACAAAACAAGAAGATTATTTAGATGAGGATAAACCAATTCGTGGTCAAAATTACGCCCTTATCTCTTTCCTAAGTCCAGAAGATGTTATTAAAGATAAAGAAGTTTATTATTTTTCTAAATTTCTTGATAAATTTGGAAAAGATATGAAAACTCTTCTTGATAGTCTTGAAAATAAATATCCAGATAGTGCTGATTTAGTTAAGACTATTAAGACTAATCACGAATACATCTTCAATAGTGATGAATTAGATGAACAATATAAATTTTTCAAATCAGTTAATTCTGGAGACATTGAATCAGAATATCATAAGAAGAATAATTTTAAAACTTCTATGCGAGGTGTTAAAATTC